CTCCACTACCATCACCTCCTATCAGACAAGGTTTCCAGAGTTGCATATAGACGGAGGAAACTCAATCTCCACGGAGGTCACTCTTTGCCCAAGCTCGTACAAGATCTCCATTGCGCGCTGATTGATCTCCACGTGGAGCGGGAGAGCAAGTGGGCGGGTCTGCCGTCCTGGAGCGAGGCGGAATCGAATTGTAGGGCAACAGGGGCACCCGATTTCCATCATGTTGAGGTCGTAGATAATTTGCCCCCTCATTTCTGCTCACCATCAGTCGGACCGCCGTGTGGCGTCAAGGATGCGGGAGACGGTGAGCTGAATGTCTGCAAGTTCTCGCCGGGCCTCCCGCTGATCGTGGATAAGTTGCTCCTGGAGGGTAGCCAATCGCTCTGACGCAGTGGCAAGCTGACGTAGCGACTCGGAGAGGACGCGCTTCAGGTCATCGTCCAGGCGGCAATAGTTATTGTTGCGACGATCAATTAGCTTGTGGGCGAGCAGAGCCAAAAGCACCGCTATGCCCACTGCCCCGGACTGCACCAAAACGTTAACGTTGGCGGATTCCTGCATCGCTATCCCCTCCTCTTATGTGCTGAACGTCTGTCCGACGAGTGTCTTTGCCTGCTGGTACGCCTCCCACCGTTGGAGATACATAGGAGCGATTTCGGCGCTGAACTTGGCATCAATCTGCTCCGGAGCGAGCCCAGCGAATTCCTCGGTTATTACCGTCTCCGTGATGGTGTCTGTGCCGTCGGTGACGGTGTACCGCACCACCAGAGCCCCGGTCGTGGTGGCGTTGAGGATTTCCATTCTTACGGTGGGTGGAGTTACCGCTGTTATTGCCATCTCTTCCACCTCCTCAAAAGATTTGGCGGCCTTGAAGTATGGCCTCAGCCCACGACTTCATTTCATAGTCGGAAGCCATGCGTCTTAGCCACACTACTAGCGATTTGCGGGTATTTGGGCGCGCAGTAACATTCCACGATAGAGAGCTGAGATTGACTATCGAAGTCGGTGCTGTAAGTGGAATCGTGCCACGTCCTACAAACGGTCCTTCTGTATCCACGAACATCTTGGCTATACCTAATGATGCGCTCCAAGTCGCGCCGAATACGTGAACCCCTGTTGACAAAGATGATGGCCCATTAACAGAGAGGGTGAAAGTACCGGCAACACCAAATCTAAATATGGCAAACGGCGCCGTAGTGCGGGAGTAAAACTCTAGCCCTCTGCCGTAGCTAGCGAGGCAGTTTAATATGTTCCTAGCTATGCGGAAATCGCCCAAGACCATTTTGACCAATATCGTGCCTTCATCTAAGGGGACAAGATAAGGTAGGCGCACCTCAGAAGACTCTGCCGCCCTCGCCACCGCCGGATCCTGCCAGGATGTGGGGTAGGATTTTTGCTCGATCTGAAGACCGTCGGCATAGAAGGTGCTTGTAGAATTGGACATGGATACTGCTAACCGTAGTTTGGCAGTTGATGCTCCCGTTGTAATAGTGAGAGTGATCCGTTGCCATGCGTTATTACCTGACACTAGCGGTGTATTGGTGCCAAGGATAAGTGCGTCTGCACTGTCTCGTTCTTCTGCCCGAAGAAACACCCACGTGCTCGAATCTGCCAAGAAGTAGGCACTCAACGTATAAGTGGTATTGGGTGCTACACTGATGGATGTGGTTGAGACTCCGTCCCATCCTGCGCCATTACCTGTAACTTTGATAGAATAACTGCCGTGCCATGCTTTCTCGCTTGTACGCTGTAACGTTATATCCCCAAACGGAATTAGCCCCGACAAATCCGTCTCCGCAGATGCCTGATTCACCGTGAGGAGATTCGTCGTCCCCTCTTCAATCCACAGCCCATCCGCCTCCCACCCAGGCACGCCTGTGGAGACCTCGGTACCGTTCAGTAGCGTGCGCTTGGAATTGCGCACAAAAATGGCGTGTTGCCCGTAGCGATTGGTGATCTGGGTTGTTCCACCGCTGACGAAGTGTCCACCATCAAGAGGGAGGTAGATGAGCGGGTAGTCGGGCGCGGCGGGATTCAGGATGTGGACCGCCCCGGGTGCGGACAGCGGCCGGTTGATTACCGCCAGCTTCGACGCGGCCAACTACGATACCTCCCTGAGCCAAACCTTCACCGCACCGAGGGCGTTGGTGGAATCGTTATTCTTGACGATCACCTGCAGAGCCCGTACGCCATTTGCGGCCACGCGGACGGTGCGCTGGATGGTTGCGGAAGCGGTTCGCGGAACGGAGTACGAGGAGAAGGGCGCTGAGGTGTGATCCCAAATCAGCCCGCCCGCACCGTCATCTACCGCAGTGAGAATTAATACGTCTGGATCAGCGGTGATGCTCGCGCCGAATGTGACGGATGCGGTGACGTTGACGATGTCACTCACGCGGTCGAGGATGATGTAGCCGCCGGAGACACCCACCAGGGCTTGAGCAGAAGCATTGGTCGAAGTCCCGGAGGCAGAATGACCCGCCGGGACGGAAGTGACGTTGACGACTTGGGTTTGGGTGACGATGCCACGAGCCACGGGGGCCCCAGATGCATCAAGGCTGGCTGGAGCTATGAGTTGTATGGCGTCTCCATCTGCTGTCTCAATGTACTTTTGCGATCCTCGCCCGGTCCATCCTCTCACATCTCCCGTTGCCATAGCTCATCCCTCCTTCTCAAATTTTAGCAACTACCAAGCCACCGTTTACTCCACCCACAAGCTCCACCCGGTCATTGACCGCCAACGTCAGCCCAGCCACGTACGGTACCCAACGGGTTTCAGCGCTCGTGGAGGTGCGCTTCAGCTTCACATATCCAGTCCACGTCCCACTCCCCACCTGCGACACAATCCACACATCCACTCCACGCCTGCGACGGGCAACATCCTCTGCCACCGTCGCAAGATCGCGGATCATAGCTGGCTCACCTCAAGCTGCACATCGTATGTTTTTCCGTCGTCTGTGAGGCGGAAAGCTTCGACCACGTAGGTATGCGGCGCCTCGTCGGGGCCATGCCGCGTCAGAATTACGTCCCCTGCCTCCAAAGTCACCACATTCTGATGGTAATCCGCCGGATGAAGAATGCGAGCGGTATAGGTCTCACGAGAGCGGCGCTGGAGCTCAACGAGAGCGGCATAGTCGAGTTGCTGTTGCGTAGCGGCAAAGGGGAAACGCAGCACCGGTGTAGCCCGATTTCCCACGCGAACGGTGCTTGTGCTGGACCAAGCGTCGTCGTTGCGCTTGGTGGAGATGAGCGGGCTCTTCGGATCACCATTTTCCGCAAGCACAATGTTGGCGATATCGGCATCGCTCCAGGTGGTCGACGCCTCCAGCACCAGCGGAAACTCCGACAGATCTCGCCATGGATCCACATCCACCGGCCGGGCCACCAGATACCCTTCGCGGTCGTAGAAGAGCTCCCATCCCCGCGAAGCACAGAGCTCCTGGAGGCACTCCCACTTCGACCGCCCCCGCTCCCAGGTGACGGCCGCCACCCATTCGCGGCTTGAAGCCAAGCGGAATTTCGTTTCACCCTCCCCGGCAGCCACGTCCTGAATGATGTCGGTCAGGTAGACCTTCTTTGCAGTGTCCACAGTAACGCGGGTCACACGCAGGTCCCGTACCGCCACGGGCGGGCCATACCGTGCGAGGAACGTCAGCCGCACGTACCGGGCGCTCACGTCGTCCAGCCGCACATCCATGACCGCGCCCGCAGAGGCTACCGTTACAACTTCTGTCCAAGCAGAACCATCCGTAGACCGCTCCACTTTGACCTTGTAGCGAGCTTCCGGATCAGTTTCGCTAACACCCAATTCTGCTCGAATGCGGTTGATTGTCTGTGCCGAGCCCAGATCTGCCCGCAGCCATCGCTCATAGTCGCTCGTCGTCGGCCGCCAGCTTGTGGCCCGGTCGCCGTCGATTGCGTTGCTGGCCGGGTAGCTACTGGCGGTTGTGATTGTCACGCCCAAGGTGATGGGGCCGGTCGCCTTGGTCGTCGTGACCCGCAGATATCTAAGCACCCCCGCGCTGAACGCGCCCCAGGTGCGCCCGTCGCTGGATTTTTCAATGATTGCGGTGCCGTTGGTCGTTGCGGTCACGGTCTGCACGTCCTCCACCGCCTTGAGGTCGATGTAGACGATGGATTTCAACTGCGTCATGCCCGGAGCCGAATAGTCCACGCTGTAATTGCCCTGAAGTGGATCACCGGACTCGCTTGTAGGCGTAACGGTCTGTTCGATACCGAGAATGGTCGCCTTGGTCAGCTTTTCGTACACCCGCCCTTGAGCGGTGATGTCTCCACCAGCGGCCAGGGACGACGATGCCGTCACGTTACTGATTAGATTGGCGGTCTCCGTGGCCGTGGTGTCCTCATAGGTCTGCTCGTCTGTCCACCGCGCCAGGGCCAGGCGTTTTGCCTTGTCCCGGCAGGAGATACGGACGGTGGTCTGGCCGGGTCGCTCGTCCTGAATTACCTCGTCTATATAACCCCAGAACACGTCGTTAGAGCCGTCCTGCACCCGCACCATTCGCCCCAACACCCGTACATCAGCAGCCTCATCGGTACCTGCAAGCTCGATATCGCAAGTGCGGCGGATTGGCCGGCGACGGTCGCAGGTCACCTCGATCCGGGAGCAGGTTAACTCTCGCACAAGAGACGTCCCGTCACTCTCGTAGAGTAGAGCCGTGAGACTCATGCTGGCGTCACCTCAGTGAGCACCACGGGGAGCCACCCAGCACCCGCCCACATCTCATCCAGCCGTACCGACTGACTAACCTTGCCCCGGAACCTGTCACCCGACTGATCGCGGTAGTAAATCACCGCCCCGGCGGAGAATAGAGCCAGCAATTGATCCCGCTCATCTAGGCTCTGGTACAGGATGAGCAAGGTCATCTCACCCTTGCCCCAACCGCGATCTTGTACGACCCAGGTTCCGTCCAGCGCCTGCCTCGCGGAGGCCAGACGCGTCTGGACAAATCCCCGTCGAGCGGGCTCGCGGAGACGGACCTGCTGCCCCTGAATCCACACTCCGCTGATCGTCACTGTGGCACTGGCGGTGGAGCTGTAGTCTGACTCGAATCCGTCAGAAGCCACCGCAGTGATTTTGTACTGCATCGCAGTGCCGCTCTTGACGTAGCGGTCGCTGTAATTCGTCGCTGTAACCAGAACAGTATTGATCTTTTCCCAAGTCGTACCTCCATCCGCAGATTGATACACGTTATATCCTGCCAGAGCCTCTCCATTGTGAGCATTCCAAGAGAGATCTATCTCCGCATTTGCCGCGTCGGCCGTCGCGGTCAGGCCCGTGGGAGCGGAGAGGATAAGCTTGAACCATCCGCCAGAGGGAATATCGCTGTAACCTCCATTCTCATCCCATGCCCGCCAGGTCCAGCGGTACAGAACTCCGTATGAGAGAAGCCCCGCTGGGACAGTGACTGCGACGGTGCTTCCGGGAGTTGCAGAATCCTCAACTTCGCCGGAATCCCAAACCACATTTCCCAGTTCGTCATAAACCCAGTGACGGCGTTTGGCCATGTTGACGTTGTCCTCTGAGTTGTAAACGCCTTGGAGTTGCAGCTGAAGGGTGTCGTAGATGATAGTCGGATTGGATTGGGTACCGTTGGGGGAGGAGATAGCAACAGAAGGCTTGGTGTAGATAACTTCTAGTTTGGGACGAAGAGAACTATTGGAATAGTCCGAGGAATAGAAAAATTTTGCATAATAATTACTGTCAGTACTGTTGATAAGCTTAATTCCATAGTTGGCAACGCTGCCCTCATACCAACTCCTCACTAAAGATGTTAATTCCCACGAATACCATGCAGCAGTGTTATTGTGTACATAAGCGCTACTGGCCGCTGACGATTCGTGGGAAGGCTGATTGTTCCGCGTAACTACATACTCCTCCCATGGGGCGAGGACCCTATGCGCATAGACGTAAGATGGGTAGTCCGCGCCCACGGTAGGATACACATACAACCAAAGCTTGGCCGAGGTGATCCCCAACCCTTCGCCAAGCGGCTCTAGTGAGAACTCTATCAACCCCCGCCCATGCGTGGCCCAGGTGTTAATTACACCAACACGTATGTATATATCTCCTCCGTAATTAGTGTCTTCATAACCGGAAGTGGCGTTCACCCAGCTATCCTTCCCATCTGTCGGCCCCGGCTGGAGCGTAATGGTAGGATCCACCACCACCGGCCACGCCCGTTCGGAGTCGGAGAGCCAGGACGCATCCGGGGTAATGGTGAGATATGTGCCGTCCCATGCGAGTACAGCGGGACCCCGCGCGCCGTTGGCGTCCTGACACCACGGGGCAAGTATCCGACCCAGAGCGCCATCGGCGTTCTTCACCTCGATGGAGCCATCAGGAGCCGGATGAAGGGTAAGGTTAACCTGCTCCACCACGCGGAAGCTGAACGACGCCGGGGCCTGCGGGGAACGGAGAACGATACTCTCCTTCAACCGCTCTACACCGTGTTCGTAGACTAGATCAGCATCGGTCCACAGGTCGGCGTAAGTAACGCGGTTGCCCTCCACCACCGGCTGGACCACCGTACGGACGTCAACGGCGGAGAGGGTGATGTACTTACCGACCCCGAAGCCAATGCGCTGGCGCCCACGGGGGCCAAAGCGGATGCGAAGAGGGACGCGGTTGACAGCATGAGAAAAGCCATCCGGACGCTCGTCGGCGACGACGGCGTTGTCCGTCTCCTCCCATTGGCCTGTGTCGCGATCCAGGTAGTGTTGACCCTCCTGAAGAACCACGACCCTGCGACCGTCAGGGAGGCGGAAGTGCTTGGCGTTGGCCCTACGGAGGTCGGTATCCTCGTAAGCATCCACCGTCTGGCCATCAAGCTCAATCTGCTTAGGGATCAGAGCCACTGTGCTACCTCCTCACGGAGCGAATGCCAGCCGTTGCTGTCGAATCCGCCGGGATACCTCATCGGCGGCCAGAGCAGCGAGGCGACGCAGGTCGAGATCAGATGCGATGTGGTTGCCGGTGATGTTGACATTGACCGTCACGGGCGCGGCGGCGCGGTTCAGCGGCACCACCGCCTCTGGGCCGCGCTCACCGAGCAGGGCGAACGTCGGGCGGGTGACGATGCCGCCTTCTGCGAACGGTTTCGGGTAGAGCTTTAGCCACTCGGCACTCTTCACTGGCCCCAGCCGCTCCATGACGGCCTTGCGGTACTCCTCCACATCCGCCGCAGTCTGGCCGAGGTTGATCTTCTGTCCTGTCAATGCGGTGAAGATCGCAACGCCGGCCTTGGTCGCGAGGTCAATCACCCGGCCGGTGCCGGGAAGGCGCCAGGGGATGGCGGCCTGCTGCTTCATTGATTCGGTGAGGGCGTCCATCTCATTCTTCGTCTGCGCCAGGGCCTTCTGGAGCTCCAGGTGCTTGAGCGTGAGTCGCGCCGTTTCCTCCGCCGTCTTGCCCTTCATCGCGGCAACGGCGGCGATAGCTTGCTCTAACGCAGCGGCCTGCTCTTTCAGCGCGGCGAGCCGGGCACGGAGGAATTCGTTCGATCCCTCCAGGCGCTTATTCTGCTCAGCCCACAAGTCCCATTTGGCGCGGAGGATTTCAAGATGCTGGTCAATGAGGGAAATAGCGTCGGAGAGCGTAGCGCCCTTACCCTCGCCAGCCGCGCCACCTGCGAGCGAAGATGTCATGCGCCGCACAGCCGCAGTTGAATCTTCGGTGGCCTTCTGGAACGCCCGCTGGCTCTTGGACTGCGCCTCAGCCATCGCAGCGGCGCGGGCGCGAGCCTCGATAGCCGACTGTTCCTCCTTGGCGTAGCGCTCAAGGCCAGCACGGGCCGCCTCGATCCTTGAGGCAACGCCGGGAATCCACCCCACAAGCCGTTGGATCGCCGCCAGCATCCCGTCTATCTGGCGTACAACCCAGACCTTAAGCTTTGCCCATGCATCGGCAAACCAGCGCGTCACAGCATCCCAGTTGCGGTACAGATACCACGCACCCTCGGCAAGCAGCGTTCCAGCCAGCATCCAGGCCCGCAGGGACCACGTTGCCTTGGCTATGGTGCTCACCAGCGCCAGGATGGCAGGCATCAGTGCTCCCGTGATAGCCCCGGCAATACCCACGATCTTGGCCTGCATATCGGGCGGAATCAGTTCCTGTAGCGCGCCCTTGAGGCCCTTCTGCGACAGCAGGTCATTGAGCCGGGAGAGCGCGTCGATGGCAGATTTGAGTTTGGCCTTGAGGTCGAATGTCTCGACGATCTGCTCGCCGATAGAGCGAAGGGCTCCCGTCAGGTTGTCCCTCAGTGTGGACCACATCCCGGCCAGTGTCTCCGACTGCTTCCGCATCATGTCGGGGAATCGCGCATTCATCCCCTCGATGAGGGCCTGGATCGCAACTGCGGCAGGAATGCCCTCCTTCTCCGCCTTCTTCATCGCCTCGGGGATGCTGACGCCGATCTTTTGCGCCAAAATTTCCCAAGCAGGAATCCCAGCCTCAGCGAGTTGCATCATTTCTTGCGCAGAAACTTTGCCTTTGGCCTGCATCTGGCCGAGGGCTCGCGTCACGCGGTCAATCATCTCCGCCCCGCCGCCAAGGCCCGCGACGGCGTTGCCCACTGCGGTCATCATGGGGATGACTTGCTCGGCTTGGAAGCCGAAGGCCAGAAGCTGCTTTGAGGCCTCCTGAAGGCCGGTAAACTCAAAGGGCGTCCTGGCGGCAAAGCTCCAGAGATCGCGGAGGAATTCGTCGGCCCGCTCGGCCGAACCCAACATCGTCGCGAAGGCGATGCGGCTCTGCTCCATGTCAGCGGCGAGCTTCACGCCCGCAGCGGCCACGCCAAAGAGTCCCGCGCTCACGCCAGCGGTCGCCTTGAGCAACGCCTGGGACGGCCCAAGGGCGGCCTGAAAACTCCCGGCCACTCGCTCAAGGCGCGAGTTCGCGGCATCAAGGCCGCGCTGAAGCTCGGTGATGTCCGCGCCGATCTTGACGATCAGCTGCGCCAACGTTGCCACATCTCCCACCTCGCATGACAAGATGAAACACAGAACAACCTAGAGAGGAGGTGATCATAATGCACCGCCTTTTGCCCGCCATCGCCGCCCTAATCCTTGTGGCAGGTTGCGGCAGCCAGCCCCAGGCCCAAAACGCGCCAACCCCTCAGCTTGACGTGGCGGCGATAGAGCAGAACCTTCGTGCCAACTTCGGCGGCACCATGTGGTTCAGCTCGGTCAAAAGCCTTGAGGCCACGGGAAGCAACCGCCTGGCGGTCAATACCGAGATTTTCCCAGACGCCGAGGGCAAACAGTTCGCCGAGGACATCTGTCGCAAAATGTTGGCGAACACGGCCCAGGCCGGCGTGAAAGTGGTCAATGTCCGCGGACAGGACGGCAAGGTGCTGGCGCACTGCGCACGCTGATTACCACCGCGCCAGCACCTCGATGCCGCCCGTTGGCTCTCCCCGGACACCGTGACATTTATGATGTTGCTCGGCCAGGGCGTTGATCTGACGCAGAGTAGCCCTCCAGAACTCGGCCTCTGAGAAGCCGAAGATCACCCGCCCCAGGTAGTAGAGCCAGGCCCAGTCGATGTCGCCTGGCTCTACGTCTCCTGGGGCGTCCCGGCGTTTGGGTCTGGCGCGGGCAATGCATTAGTGATGGCCTTCGCCACCGCCTCTGCGTACTCCTGGAGTCGGGAGAGGTCCATCATCGCGCCGACCTGCCGTTCCGTGAGTGTCTCGTCCTCGTGGAGCAGTCCGGCCCAGAGCAGCGTCCGCAGTCGGCCCATGGTCATCTCCTGGCCGAAAAGGGCGTTCAATGAGCCGAACTTTGCCTCCAGCTCTACCAGCGCGTTCAGGTCAAAGCGTAGCTCCCGCTCCCGGTCAAGGCGCACTAGGACCTTGGAGGGCTTCAAGTCCTTCCCTCGCACGTTATCCCTCCGTTACGCGATCGGCGTCGCAGTCTCGTTGAACACAATCTCCTTGATCTTCCCGTTGTTGATTGTCGGAATGGCACGGGCGCGGAAGGTCACCCTGGCGTAATCCGCACCGAGAGTGTACTCCACGTTGCCGCTCAGTTTGCACTTGTAGAACACAACGTGGCAATCTTGCACATCGCCGCCTGGCGCGTCGGTTCCCTTGCTTTGTCCCTCGATCTTGAAGAACTTGGTCTGATCCGTCGCCAGCACCGTGTACGTCTGCTTCTGATTCGGTGCCGTGCCAGAGGCGGTCACCGAACCGCCGATCAGGACAGCCAGGGCATCGAGCTGAATCCGGGCCTGCTGCACCTCGATCTCGATAGCCTTCAAGAACGAATGTGAGGTAAGGATTTGGTTGTCGCCCTCAAGCTCACGGTAGTCGAACTCGCCTGTGCATCGCATCTCAATAATGCCACCCAGGTCCACAAGGGAACCATAGGTCAGGGCAGCACTCGTGTCCGCCGTCAATTCCGCGATCTTGGCGTCGTGCAGCCTGATAACGGCAGCCTGTGTCGAAATTGGCATCAGTCCTCACTCTCCTTCCCGGCCTCCGCCGGCTGGAATTCGTCAGGGTAGCAGAGGCAGAGCCTCGCCCCCACGTCATCGGGGACATCAGCGATGCCCTTCTTCACGGGCCAGTACTGGCCGTTTATGCCGATCTCTCCTGACTGTTGCTTTAGGCACTTAATCTTCACAGTCCCACCTCCTCAGAACTCAAACGCTCCGGCGATGTGCACCGTGAGCACCGCGTCAAAGCCGATGTACGCCTGTCCCGCGTGCTGGAGGATCACCGGCACTGTCGGTGAAGCGCCTTGGAGTACTGACCACGTTACCGTCCCGCCGATGCGGGGATCTGAGTCGAACCTGTCCTGCGTCGCAAACCAGAACTCCGTTGCGATACGGCTCGACCGCTCATCCTCCACCGTCGCGCGGGCGGCCAGAAGCTGGATGTTGATCGTCAGGGTCTGGTCGCGGGTGCCTGCACCGAACTCACGTTCCGATGCATTCAGAGCATTAATGACGCTCGGCAGGTCTGTGACAGCCTGGGCCGGAGCCCCCCAGTAGGCCCGCTTGACCTGCATGGCGACGGGCGAGGTGATGGCGATGGATTCCTCCAGGGTTTTGAGTGCGGTCCAGAAGGCGTCAAAGGCGAAACTCATCGCCGCGCCATCTCCTCGACCTGCCGGCCCATCCTCTCGGTCAGCCGCGGCAGATCCTCGGCGACCGCCTGACGGGCCTGCTCCATAAACCGCTTGCCCTTGACGCCCGTCCGCTTCATCTCGTTGATGATCTCGATGGCCGGATCGGGATGCCCTACGGCCTCCCGCCAGCGGATGATCTGCGGCAAGAGGTCGCGGCGGCGCACCTCCGAGGGCCGGCGGCCCTTCTCGATAGACTGCGCCCGCGCCCTCGGTAGCATGGTGTAAACCTTCGCGCTTGTCGGGTCCACGTGTCGGCCCATCGTCCTGACAGCCAACCCAAGGCCCCCGTCAACGCCTTGCTCTGCAATCTTCTGGCCGAGCGCCGCAGCGTCCGACAAAAGCTCCTTCAGCGGTCCCATGATAAGCCGTGGGTCGCGCAGCTTAGCCACAAGATCATTTACCCCTTTGAGGCGGACCCTGGTCATCAGGCATACCTCACTCTCTGGTAAGCATCCATCAGGTCTCGGATAATGCGCTGAGCATCAGGCGATGCCTCGATAGCATCCCCTAGCTCAGGAATGCGGCGGGTAGCGCGCGGAGTCTCGAGCCGCAGGATAGCTGTCAGCTGAATAGTTGCCGCTTTAATTGGATTGGGCACATCGGGCCAACCAAACCGCCCCGTGATCTCCACGCGCGCACCTTCCCAGAATACGCCTTTTTTCAGTCGCAGGCGAGTATACGGGCGCGGCTCGGGCCCTTTATCAGCATTAAGCGGCAATAGCTCGTAGTCCTGAGCATCCAGCACCCTGCCATCCACGGCTACTGACACGATACTCACCACATCATCTATCCAGATGTACTCCCGAGTTTCCTTCACCTCGTATGTGCGGGTAACATCTACGTCATCTTTGCCAAAGTGCCGCCCTAGCCGCCCATCTATGTACCGTGAGATCGTTTCCAGATCAGCGTTGATCTGTGCAGCATTTCCTGTATCCGTCATACCGATAACAGCACGATATTCAGATTCAGTCGCATATGCCGCAGGGACTATGGCCATCTCTATTGCTCCCCCCTACGGGCCCTGGCCGATCGCTTGACTGCCGCCTCGGGCGGCTTAATCATGGCAAATTCAGGCGCATCTTCTACCGGCTCCGCGATCCCTGCGGCGATCCAGGCCCGCGCTACCTCGTCGGGTCGGTCCACCACCTCGCCAGAAGCCAGTGACCAGTCCGCAGCTACCATGCTCGTGAGCATCCTGATCCTCATGCCCTCACCCCCCGCGAGGGGCAGGGGACGGGTTGCCCCGCCCCCGTCACCCCGGTGCGCCATTAGGTGGCGCTGTTCTGGTAGTACTTGATCGGGTCTGTCCCGGCGTTCACGAGCCCGCCATCATGCCGCGAGAACGCCAAAAAGCCCACCTGGAGGTAGTCGGCGTAGCGCTCCTGGAGCCGCAGCACCGTCACGTCGCGCACGTCGCGGATGAAGTAGTTCCGAAAGTCGCCGAAGAGGATCGACTTGGCATTGGCGGCCATCTGGGGCATGTTCTGGTTGATCACGTATGGATAGCCCAGGATGGTGTCCGGCTCGCGCACGGCCAGTCCCGACTGCCAGAGAGGACGGCCCTGGCTGTCTTTAAGCTTCTTGAGCGCCCGGAGCGTCGTGTCGTGGAACATCCACTGTGCATTGGCGCGGTAGGCCGGATCGACCGAGTGCTCCAGGTCCACGAGGTCTTCGTAGGTGACGCTTGTCGTCTGGCCCGTCGTGCCGACCTTACCCTGTGCGGCGGCGGTGACCACGCCCTGGGGCTGTCCCGTCCCCGTGCCCGTCGTTAGGTCCGCGTTGAGGGCACGACCGATCCGCTCGCCCAGGAGCCGCGCCAGGAACGCCTCGATGTCGAACGCGGAGTCCTGGAGGAGCTGGATGGAGACGCGCACGATCTTGGATGTGTACATGTACGCCTTAAAGACCTTCGATCCGAAGCCCGTGTCCTGCTCGGCGATCTGCGTGTTTTCGTCCACACGAGCGCCAACATTGGCCGTGTCGTTCGAGGTCGGCACCGGCAGATCGTTGCCTGCGTCGGTCGTGAGGACAGTGGCCCGCGACAGGCGCACCCCTCCGATGGCTTGCTGCGCCTCGATCAGCTGCCGGTAAAAGCCCTGGGGCACGGTGAACCCGCCAGCAGCACCCGTCGCCACGCCGAGCGCCCGCATCTCCGGCGATAGCTGCGTGTAGCGGGCCTCAAGGACCTGCCGCTGCTCCGGCGTGAGACCGCTCGTGCCGTGCTTGATCCATGCGATGAACGCCTCGCGCTCTTCCTCTTCGCTCACCTGATGGGCGGCGGTCTGGCGGCCACCCGCCACGGTCCCGGTGGACTGGCGCAGCTCTTCGCCAAGAACGCTGATGCGCTCCAGGCGCTCGATCCGCCTGCCCAGCTCGTCGATCTCGTCCTGAATCCTGTTCCACTGCTGCTCCTCTTCCGCAGTGAGGTCGCGGTTCTCGGCTTCGGCGCGGTTGAGTAGCTCCTCAGCCTGCTTTGCGAGCCTTGCCCGCTGCGTGCGAAGCTCAAGAGGTGTCGGCATCGTTCATCCCTCCGTTTCGGGCAACAAAAAACCGCCTCGCGGCGGTCGTGTTGCCCCTCTGTGTTGGTCCGGTCAGATCAACCGCTTCAGCAGCTCCAGCCGGCGGCGCTTCAGCGCGATCCCTCCGACGGGATCCGGCCTCCGCGCCCCATCCGCCGGGTGCCCAGCCAGGAGCGGCGCGGCGGGCGGCAGGAGCCGTGAGAGCCGGACAATCTGAGCCTCGAGCTCGGCAATGGCCGAGCGGACCTGCACCTCTGTCTGCGGGTAGGCGGGGAACGTCACCGGCGACACGTCGTACAGCGCCACCTCCAGCAGTTCCCGCACTACCTTCCCCTGCTCGTCGGTTTGCCAGCGGTCGCGGATCGTCCGGAACCCGAATGACATCTGGTCCACATCGCCGCGGCGAATCGACTCCATCAGGTCCCGCGCCCAGGTGGTGTCGGGCGGTATGATCTCGATCCGCAGGCCGTGGTCGTCCTCGGCCAGGGAGAGCGTGCCGCTCTTCGTCCGCCCGAGGACGTAATTCGGGTCATGATTCCAGAGAGCCCGCACATCGGCCTCCTGGAGCGTCTTGGTGAACGCTCCGCGCCGGATGATCTCGGTGAAGCCGCCCAGTTCCTCGGACGGGCGGTCGAACACGGCGGCGTAGCCGACCAGTCGCGGCGGCCCGTTGCCGGCGGCCCGCACTTCCAGATCGCCGAAAGGGAAGGTTCGGCGTTCCACAAGACTGGGTGCGGAGCGCTTGAGTTCTGGCGGCTCCACACCAGCGTCGCGAAGGTGCGCAGCCAGGTGCCGCCACACCCCCTCGCGGTCAGCGTCGGGGATAGTCGTCCCGCCTCGCGCACCGTTCAGCACAGCGATGCCCGTGATGCAAGCGCGAACGTTGGCCGGGCCGGGGTTGCCATCGCCGTCCACTTCGTGGTGTATGAACCGCCAGGCCGCCTTCGTGCTTGGATCACCGTCCGGGTCCTGCCAGGCGTAGGCCCGGCGGTAATAGGCCACGCCTTCCCCAGAACGGAGACGGGCCTCATTGGCGGGCCCGTCCCAACTGCGGTCGCTCGTATCCGTGTGATGTACCGGCACAGCCGGCATTGGATCCACCTCCTCACCAAAGGCATATCGCTACAAGTCGGCTAGCACCATGCAGTCGCAGCCCTCGTGGGCTGGCGGGTGCCGCACATTGACGTTCGGTCGGAGCGGGTAGTCCGCACCGTCCGGCTGGAAGTCTGTGTCCTGCGGAAGGAACCACTGTTCTACCCCGACCACCCGACCATCGAGCGCCTGGCAATAGGGGCAATTCTCTCCGAACGTCCGCCACCGAAGCCGGCGCACGCCATGCCGCCGGAACACCTCCACCGCCACGGCGTTCTGAGTCTGCACCGTCTCGCGCATGGCGATCTTCCCAGGCCGGCGCTCCTCCCACTCGCGCAAGCGTTGCTCAACCGCCGATAGCGGAGCATCGCCATGATCCAGCGCATCGCGCACCACTTGCTTGAGTTGCCCCAGAGACGAGCCGACATGAAATGCTACATGAGCCGCCACGTAGTCGCGAACAAATCGATCCATCTCTGGCGCCCATTCAAAGTCATCACGGCCGATCTCCTCCGCCGCCGCCTGCGCCGCAAGCTGGCCGAAGGTCATGTAGACCGGTAGCCAGCGCTCCTCTGTGTAACGCTGATGCTTCGCATAGTAGTCGTCCAACCAGTGCACGAAGTCCTGTTCGCTCCGGCGGAGGAGAAACCGCTCAGCTGCAGCGCGAACATCTGCCACCTCCTTGGCCACAAGCCGCCGCTCAGTATCCCGAAAAAGTCCCTCGAAGCGCCGCTGGAGCTGGCGGCGGGTGGCAATGACGCGGCCCTGGCGTTCCTCAGCGCTTCTCCTCTCCGACCGCATGGGCATCGCTGGCGCAGCCCCGGCGGAGTCCACCGGCATCCAGTTGACAGGTACCCAGTTGACAGGTACGTAGTACGTACTCCCCTGCCCGTTCGGGAGCGGATCGAGGTCGTTCAGCTCCCGCCACTCATCAGCGTTGATGATCCCGTTCCGCCGCTCGATCTCCAGAATCTTGGCCTGCGTTTCTGCGTCGCCCCGGAGGAGCGCCTTGGCATTGTATTTGACATAGAACCGCCCGCGCTCCTCAGGTAGAAAGAGGTCCCAGTTCAGCACGTCCTCTTCCCGCTCAAGCCATGGGATGATCGTGAACTTGGCGAATGCCGTCAGGAACTGCGACACTCCTGAGCCCCAAGTCGTGACCTTGGTGAAGTGCTGGAGTAGGATCGGGTTGACGTTCAGGATGCGAGCGATCTCCTCAATCTGCATCGCCCGCGTCTCAAGAAACTGCGCCTCCTCGGGCGGAATGCTGACGGCCTTCCAGTCCATGCCTCCCCATAGAACTGCTGTACGCTGAGCCCGCGTCAGTCCTGTATGCAACTGATTCCACTCATCCCGTAGACGTTGGCGCTCCTCTGCGTCGAGCTTGCCAGGGTAGATGAGGATGCCAGAGGGGCGGCCAGAGTTGCCAAAAAACTGTGCGCCATACTCATTCGCTGCGATACTAAGGCCCAGACTATCACGATGCACCTTTATGACGTTGTAGCCCCGAAGGCCGTCGAAGCCCAGGCCGGGGACATGTAGCACGCGGTCAGCAGACAACCATACTCGCTTACCCTCCACGATCGTCCAATACAACTTTTGCCCATTGCGCACTTCCACGCCGGTGCGGTCAGGTAAAAGCGGCCAAAGAGCCACCGGACGGCCAGCTTGATCCCGCTCGATCTCAGCATAAGAATTGCCCCAAGTAAGCAGATGAGCCATTCTGATTTCTTTGAACGTGTAGGGCGTCATGTAAGGATTTGGACGCTGGTACAGTAGCTTGTGCACTGGGTGATCCGTGGCTACCCGCCTGCCATTTGGCGTGCGCTCAAATACCTCGCAGGGTAGCGACGCAATAGTCTGCGATATGATTCGCACGCCGGCCCAAAACGCCGTGAGACCTAGAGCCTTTTCCGGCGTCACACTCACGCCAGCTGGTGTCCTTTCTTCCAGCCCAAGCGCCTGTAAAACATTTGGTGCATGGAGAGGCACCCTGGGATTCTCGATGCTTCTCTGCTCCAGCCGCGCCAATATCCCCATTACTACGGCCTCCTCACGGCAAGATAGAACAGAATTGCCCCGGCCACAATGAGCGCAGCTGGCCAGTAAATGATGGCGGTACCGGACGTGATGAGCACCAGGCCGCTGTAAGCATGAGCATCACGGATATCGAAATCAATCCGCTTGCCGATGCGCAAAAGGCAACACCTCCTATAGCGCTATAATGCCAGCCTCGCTGGACTGTGATTGGTGCCGCATGGCCCGGTCAAGCGCCATCAATAGTGCCACAATGCCATCAATCTTGCCCTGCGAGCTGGCCTTATCAGGCTTGAGATTGCCCGCAGGATCCTGTTTCACAGTCACATTATCGGCCATCCACCGCAACACAGGATTGCCTCCATGCCTAATTTTTCGTGCCAATAACCTGCGCTCAAACTCCCGCATCGGGGCCGCCATACTGGCAAATCCCATCCCAAAGCCGAACACTCGCTCCTCTCCCAGCGCATCTATTAGCTCAATCGCCAATTGGTGCGCCTGGAAGTAGCGGTCGATGTTAAGGCTCGCCAACCTGAATTTGCGGGCATCCTCAAGTATCTGCCGCTTGACAAAGGCATAGTCTGTGGCATTGCCGGGAGTCACCTTTAGCCAGCCCTCACGCGCCCAGCGCTGGTACTGATCGCGGTAGCGGTTCTGGTTGTTCCACAGTGCAGCCTCGGGCACCCAAAAACGACATAACACATCTATCGTTTCAGCATCGTCGTGTGGAAAGACCATCACCCAGGCAGTCAAATCCGACACGGCCCCAAGGTCGAGCCCGCCGTAGCAGATACGTCCCCTCAACTTCTCTTCGTCCAAAATTTGAGCGCCGTTTTCATCCCATAGCTGCAGGTTAATCCACCGCTCGAGTTGCTGTGTCCACATGTTCAAGTACAGCCGCTTAAACGTGTTTTCGTAGCTCGGCATCTCCTTGGCTTTGCGGCACTCCTGCTCGTAATACTCAACCGGCACCGTTATCCCCAAACTCGGATTTGCCTTGTGCCACGTTGATGGCGCGTCCCAGGGGTCGCTCTCCTCCGCGGCATAGATGGCCGCGTAAAACGTTGGGTCGTTTACCAGTCCCTCCTGCACACGCCGGGCATATTCATGGATTTCCCAACAGATTGAGCGGCGATCATACCCTGCAGTCGTAATAGCCACAATCAGCGGCTGTTCCCGCGCCCCAACAGAAGTAACCAGCGTATCCCATAGATCCCGGTTGGGCTGAGCGTGCAACTCATCAAACACGATGCCATGGGCATTGAGCCCATGCTTCGCGGGTACTTCGGCGGACAGAACTTTGTAGGTCGCGCCAAAGCGAGGCACATAAAGAGCGCGCTTGTATACCTGTACCTCTCGCCGCAAGCGAGGAGATGCCTCTACCATCGCCTTCGCCGTCTCAAACACAATAGCTGCCTGGTCCCTGTCAGCGGCCGCACTATACACCTCTGCTCCAGGCTCTCCTTCAAGCAACAGCGTCAGCGCAATGCCTGCAGCTAGAGTGCTCTTCCCTGCCTTGCGGGGCACCTCGATGTATGCTGTGCGATACTGTCGCCTGCCATCCGGCCGCAATGTACCAAACAGATCTCGAATAATCCGCTCCTGCCACGGCAACAACTCAAACGGGCGCCCAGCCCAGCGCCCTTTAACATGGCGCAACTCCTGGCGAAAAAAGCAGACGATAGCATCAGCCCGCTGCTTACCGCGATCCCCAGATCGCCTCAAGCGCTCCTTCCTCATCATCCGCCACATTCGGCACGTCCAACTTGGCCCGCGCCGACGGCGAAAGCCCAAATTCTGCCGCAAAATGCCGGACCGATTGCTCAGCCCGATCCAACAGCGTCTCCGCCGTGCGAATCGTTGAAATTCCAGCAACCGGATCCACAGTCCGCACCACCCTCCGCCAGCGTCGCTTCGCCATCTGATAACGCGCCCACGCCTCACACAACGCCTCTAACATTGGCCCATCTACTTCGGTCAATAGCCCAAGACGCTCGAGGCGTGGCGCCAGCTCATCCCACAACCGTCTCGCTGCCGCAGAGAGCCCAGCCGGCCGGGACGGCGCTATGGGTTGCGGCTTGGGCTCATTGCGAGGCATCCGGTCTGAGCGGGCAGTCCCCCGCAATACCTTCAGCTTCGTCGGCACCCGCGGGCGAGACATCACACATACCTCCTTGCTGCCAGTTTCTACCTACCTCTTTACGCAATTGACATCGCATGCATGCGCTCGCCAGCCCGCCTCGCGGCGAAGGTGCCAGAGTTTTTGATCCCCTATCCCTTTCGCCTCGCCGCGTTGGCCTGCGCCAGGGATCGGCGCTGATGGCACGCCTTGCACAATGCCCGCAAGTTAGCGCGGTCATCCGTACCACCCTGTGAACGCGGGACAATATGATCTACCGTCTGGCTCGGCGCGCCACAACATCTACATGTAGGCTCCTCGCGTAATACCTGAGCACGAATGCTGAGCCAGTCGCCCTTATAGCCTACGAAGCCCCGCCTACCGACCCACGGTCCGCGCTGATGGAGAGCACATCGTCCCTTGTGCGTTGCGCGGCGCGGACAGCAGGGGAACGAGCACGGGCTTGCAAGCTTACGTGGCATCCCCTCACCCCGACAATACCCGCAAGTATAAAGATGCCACGCGCAATTTCTGCCGTCAAGTCTCACAACCCCATCCAGCGACAGTGGCGAAGGCAAGGATTGCACCCAGCCTGAGACGATAGTACGTGGCGCGACTGATGCTCATCGCACGCATGACATCTCCCTGCGACGCTCCGCGAAAATAACGTAACTCCACAAACAGACGCTGGCGACGGGACATAGCCATGAGCGCCCGTTCCACGCGGCGTATTCTGTGCTCTATTCTCTGCTTCGCGATAACGAGACGCACTGCCGCTGTGCCCGTGGGATCGGCATAGCGACCCTTTCCTCTGCCCCGCCTGGCAGGCTCCACAGTAGGCGGGAGAGGAGACGACATGATAATATCGTCCTCTATCCGCCGCAGGCGCTCCCGCAGACGCGGATACTCACATAACTCCCGCTCAACCATGCGCACTACTATCGCATCCACAGCACTACACAATAGTTACCCCCTCCACCTCCCCAAATCCTGCTCACTTTACTCCTGACTAGAGCCCACGCGGAGGCCGAAGACGGCAGGCAACCCGCGCGGGGAGTTTACTGCTCGGCCTCCCCGCCGTGCGCTTTTGCCACGAGGCGGCAGAACACGCTCAGCCGCATAGCCACCACCGGCTCCTCGCCGCCTGCAGGTACGAGCACCAACGCATCCGCAGGAGGGAAACCCTGTCCAAGCCAGCGACGCAACGTGACCATTCCTCCCACCCGCCGCTTGACCTCGAGCCGCAACGCGGGACAGTCATTCTTCCCGCATACGCACACAAGGTCTCCTCCCAGCCGCCCTCCCAGCCGCCCCGACAGCGGCTGCCGCTCATACCTCCCTCCCAACAGCGCCTCCACCCGCTTCTCCGCCCGGTACCCACGCCTCACCTGCGCCCTTCCCCGGTTGTTACCCTGCCCCATCTTCTTTCATCCCCGCATAACCTAACAAAAACGACTAGAAGGCACCTAGAAGCCCATTTGCTCGGGCGAGACGTATTGTGTGACGTTTTTCCCGTACCGCGTGCTGAGCAGAGCCTTCTGTGGCTTCTCAGGGGCATCCTGCGTGCTGAGCAGAGCCCGGATCTGCTGCTTGCGCTCGGCAGGGCCAGGGCAGGGGTGGGCGGCAAAGGCGATGGGCCAGGTAGGAGGCGGAGGTGAGTCCGGGCAGCGGGATAGCCAGCGGGCCCGCTCGCGGATGAGCTTTGCCGCCCAGGGCGCGTAGTAGTGCCGCGCAGAGGAGTGCGTATCGTGAAGTGACGATTGGCACTCGCCTGTGCACCTGGCGCAGGCGAGCAAATCGCGAAAGCTTGTCTCTAGTTCCTCCTCCCAGGCCTCAAGCTCCTCTTCGCTCCACTCGGCCCAGGATGGTACCTGCGCAAGGACTGCCCAATAGCGCTGCTTGAGAGTCCTCGTGTCGCCCTTCTGCGGGCCCGAGCGAATAAGCCAGTCCTCGAGCTCCTTGAGCTCCTCAACGTGGTCCTTTAGCGGCTTCATGCCATTTTCTCCCTCCACCATTCGGGCGGATCGCCCGTGATGAGCGCCTCGAGCTCCCGTGCCTCCCGCTCCCACTCCGCCTTCTGCTCCGGCGTCGGATCAAGGCGCTGGACGCCTGTTGTGGAGCTATCAGCGGTGCCCGGCTTTGGTGCATCATAGCGTCCCTCAAGCACCCGGGCGATTGTAGTCTCTGACCGCACAGCCCAGTCGAAGTCCGCGCGCCAGCCGCGGGACCCATCGCCGCATAAGAACGGCGAAGCACGGATTCGCGCGAAATATTCTCGCCACCATGATTCATCGCGACCGGGCTCCCGCGCTCGGGCTCTTATCTTACTTCGCCTCTCAGTAGTAATCACGCGCACCCTAGGCAACACATCTCCGCATATCTCGTTCCAGAGATCCACCACCCGGGCGGGAGTAACTGAGTCGGTTTGGGCGTTCCGTCGCTCGCTCTGCCCAGAATCTAACGATATCACGGGCGCCGCCGACTCGTCGGCGGCAATATTATCTGCGTGTGTGTCTAGGTTAGGTACGGTTAGGTTAGGTACGGTTAGGTTAGGTACGGTATGGTGCGATAAAACCCGACGCAAACCCGATTCAGGGAGCGACTCGCCCCCCGATTCGGGGGGCGATTGGGTGCAGTACGGGCAATCAAGTGCGACAATATTGCGATCGAGGTGCCAGCGCTTATGATTTCCCCATGTTCCCCCCTCTGCGCTGGCCTGACGAGTGTTGATTAGGCGGCCAGCGTAGTCGTGCCAATCATGCAACCGGAGACGGCCGTCGGGTCCGCGCTCGAGGAAGCCCGGCCTGCCACCCGGCCCGCACGTCAGCAGGGCTTCGATGAACTCTTGGGGGTCACCCTCCCACATAGCGGCGTCTGCGATGTCCTCTGAGTCGTATGGACTCAGGTCTCCTGTCACGGCATAGTCCAGCGCCCACCACCAAAGGCAGTGCAGGTGCCCAATCGCCTGCGGGAGGCTGATTCCCAGCTGTCTCGCCAGGCGCTTTGTTTTGGGGTGGTTTCGCAGCTCTTGGTGGCTCTCAATCCAAGACATTTATACCACCCATTTACCTCTGAGGCATAATCAGTCTGTAGCAACTGTCTTCCTCTCGCACTCTCATGTAGATAGCTTCTCGCATTGGCATAATGTAGTATCCCGCAACATATCGCCGTGCCGCCATTCGGTTTGGCGCGGCGATAAACCACCATGCTTCCCCGTCGTCGACCAGCCACACGGGTTGCTTTTTCGCCTCGTGCGCTGGTACAGTATCCTCGCAGGCATGCGCGGGAACACCCTCACGTTGTCCGCAAGGACGGCAGCCCGGATGGGGTGGGATCGTGAGGCCCGGGGCCTGCATTTTATCTTGCCTACTCGCTTTTCTCGCCTTGATGATCCGTCTAGGCATGGCAACCTGCCCCCGGCCGGTCTGACTCTTCCGCGATCCGCTGGCGGCAGTTTGGGCATAATTCCCATGTTGCACAGGCAGAGCAAAGTTGTGCTCCACAGGAGGAGCAGCTAGCAAGTTTTGCTGAGGTAATCCCGCATTTGCCACAATCTTCAGCGATAACGGTTGCGTGTCTACCTGTGCCGTAGATCTGGTGTAATTCTGTGTGGATCCTCTGTGCACACCTGGAGTGGACAACCATATCCCCGTATGGCGTGGGGATAGCTACAGCATGGATGGACAAGAATCTCATGCAACAATATTCACATACTAGCCATAGTGGTGCTGGCATCTCTAATGCCCCTCCCCGCTCCGCAGTCGGGACAGACCATAGCCCCAAAAGTTGATTCCATCCTCAGACGGACGAATGCGCGACAAACGGCGCATGGTCTCCCTGCCTCCAATCGCCTCTTACACTTGGCGCACATGGGGAATTCCAGGGCAAAATAAAGGCAGCTCTTGCATACCAGGCGGCAACAAATGGGGCACTCAAAACGCACCCCACCTGTCGCGATCTCGCCAAGACAACTGGCACAAATCACTGTCCCACCGCCCACGCCAAGACGGCCAACGCAACCGTAGCCGCCAAAAACCCAATGAACGCCCAGTCCGCCATCCGCGCCCAACGGGAGAGATCCTCAGTAGTCTCTTCCTCCACCCGCATAGCCTGTGCGCGGATCCGTTGGCAGGCTATCTCCGCAGCCTTGAGACGATAGATGGCCTCATCCACCTCCAGCGAGCTCGAGGCCTCATTGAACCGCTGCCAGGCCAAGTGCCATTCCTGCCAGCGATTTCCTAATGTATTGTTGTGGCCGTTTACGCATACTCTCATAAGGACACCTCCTTTTTTGTGGCCCCAGCCCCCACCTGCTGGGGCCATGCCTGGGCGCGCTCCGCAGCCGGTAAAGGAGGTGGACCGGGAAGCGATGACCGGCTGCCCCAGGCTCCCTAGGGAGACGGGTGCTATGTTGAGCGCCTCCGGCCCCACCGCCTTCCGGAGGCATGCCTGCGGCGCTGCATCGCTGGCCGGGTGATCAGGCCGACCCACCCCGCAGGCTCCCGCGAATACTTGCTACACCAGTTCCATCTGCGCCTGGGCCCGTGCGCGCAACGCCTCAGGCTTGATCCTGCGCAGAGTGTCGCTCATGCGCTGTACCTCATCTGCTGCCCACTCGCTTATCGCTTTCCCTGCCTTTGACTCTGCGGCTTTGATCAATGCATCAATCTCCTCATCTGTGAGTCCTTTGTCACTAAGTATGTTGTGCAGTTGCTGTAGAGCCTGCGGCAGTTCATTATTCTGATCGAGTATCTCACCCGTGTTGTGATCAACCTGCACTATTCGCGCATCGGGAATACTGCCAATTTCGCTCTCGTCGGCCCAGCCCAGCCCGCAGATCGAAAGTGTCACGCGGCGCTTGGCTTTTGTCTCCGCTTTCATGATGGCGTTGGCTTTGACCTCGCCGCGTAGCCCTTCCAGGCTTACCGCCCCGATGGCCTCATCTGTCCGGCCATCGGGAGTGGTGGCTCGGGCGGTAACGACGTACAAATCATCCACCATCTCTCGCCCCACAATCTCGATGGAAATGCGGTGGATGCGGCGCAACTGCTCGGTCGCATCCTTGCGTGCATACAGTGTAAGCTTGCCGTTGAGCACGATGTAGTCGAACGGCTTCGTAAAAGGATTCAGCCCTAACGTCTCGCAAACCTTGCGGTAATACCGCACACGGTCTGCAGGGTGGAGCTTGGAGAGATCGCCACAGACGACGATGTCCTCCAGGAGCTTTGCAGCTTCGTCAATAGTAGCTACCGCCGTCTCGTTCACCCAATCACCTCCTCCCCCGCCGTGTCTGTCCCGCAGAGGCATAATTTTCAACCGCTTCCACCGCATCACGAAGAGCTTCCACGCTCTCCCGCGATGGCGGTTGACAACATTCCTCGTCCAGACACGCTACTACTGCTTTAGCCGCCTCCAGGACGGCCTCTAGTTTGCGTGCCCGCTTAGCCATGGCCTGCTCATCAGTCAACACAACGTTCCCCCCCTACCAACCATGCCCGCAACTCGCGCACCGGGATGACCACCCTGCGGCCTATCCGCCGGTGCGGAAGCCCTCGTCGAATTGCCTCATCCACCAGATCCCGGCTCACGCCCAGGGCTTGAGCCACCTCCTCCGGCGACATGGCGATGCGCTCCTCCGCAACCTCATGGATGTGGATATCTGGCCGGTACTCCGCCAAGC